GGGATGGCTTTTAATTGGCCTAACGGTTATAGCTTTATACAGTTTGCTAAAACCGCAGCTAACGCCAATTTTACGCGTGTACTCCCTTATGGCTCAGCCGTGGGAGCAGATACAAAAACAAATAGCTACGCAACTACGCCGGCCGTACGCGAAGCCGCGATGATCTTGGCCGTAGACATTTTCCAATCTCGACAAGTATCACAAACCGGCGGCGTATCCATCGATGGTTTTAGCCCTAGCCCTTACCGTATGGGTAATAGCATGATTGGTAAAATCCGCGGACTAATAGCCGGGTATACAAATCCTAATGCGATGGTCGGATAATGCCGGTACCTATTACTACTTTACGTGCCTCACTAGCTGCGGCCCTTGCTAATGCAAACGTTTGGAATACGTACAGTTTTCCGCCTGCAACTATTACGGCTAATAGTGTGATCGTGGCACCGGCAGATCCTTACATAACACCGACTAATAACGACTACGCAAACATCTCACCAATGGCGACTTTTAAGATTATTTGTACCGTGCCAATGTATGACAATCAAGGAAATTTACAAGGCATCGAGTCGCTTGTATGCGCCGTATTCCAAAAGTTAGCAGCCTCGCCTATCGTTATGAATATTGGGGCCGTAAGTGCTCCGAGCGTACTCAGCGTACAAAGCGGCGATTTACTAACGACAGACATCACTATCTCAATACTAACCGAGTGGAGTTAAGCATGAGCCTAACCGATGAAGATATCGCCTTTCTTATCAAGATAGGGCAGATCACCGAAGCACCAAAAAAAGAAACAAAAACACATACACCTACTACAGAGAAAAGCGAGGAATAGGCGATGGCCGTATTTCTATCAAACGGAGTAGTCGTAACCCTTAACTCGGTTGCACTCTCTGATCACGTTACAAGCGCGACAATCAACCGCGTATTCGAGGAGCTGGAAGTCACCGCAATGGGAGATAGCTCAAGAAAATTTACGAAAGGCCTCGAGACTTCTACGATTTCTCTAGACTTTTTGAGCGATACCGCAGCGGCAAACGTAAACGCAACGCTACAAGCTGCATGGGGTACGACCGTACCTATCACGCTAAAGCAAACTAGTGCAACTACCTCAGCGACTAACCCTCAGTACGCGACTACCATCCTAGTAAATAACACTACTGATATTAACGGCGCCGTCGGAGATATCGGTACTCAGAGCATTACCTTTACATGTAACTCACCAATCGTAATTACAACGGCACCATAACAAACTAACAAAGGGGCAAAAAATGGCACGACTCAAAATAACAAGGGCTACGGGCGAAGTATCAGAGCATCAGATCTCGCCGCGAATTGAGTACGCCTTTGAGTTATATGCAAAAAAAGGTTTTCACAAAGCCTTTAGAGATGACGAGAAACAGAGCGACGTTTACTGGTTAGCGTGGGAGTGCCTACGTACTAGCGGTGAAACGGTACCGATGTTTGGGGCAGAGTTTTTAGATACCTTGGCAAAAGTCGAGGTCCTAGACGATCTACCTTTAGCTTAGGGCGCGGCACTTTAACCTATTTGGTAGCGCAACTATCAATACGGTTAGGGGTCGCGCCTCAAGCGATACTCGAGCTAGATGCCGAGATGTTTAAGATGTTAGTAAAAGTATTAAACGAGCAAGCGGAGGAGGCTAATAAAAATGCCGGTAGCTATAAAAGGCGTACGCGAAACCGTTAAAGCTCTCCGTAGGCTTGATCCTGAAATGCTCAAAGAAATGAACGCCGAGGTACGTGCGGCTATGTTGCCTATCCGGGACAAGGCACGAGGCTACGCGCCAAGTCCTCAGCCCGATAATCTTTATATGTGGCGAGAGGGCAGCGCAGGTAAAACCATAACCGCACGTAACTCGATGTTTAGGACCTTTAATACTGAGGGTCGTTTACGTATGTTTCCACTTTATGATGCAGAGACCGTTAAAAAAGGTATCTATTACTCGCAGGCTCCTAGTAAGAAAAACCGCAACGGATGGCAAGCTCTTTATTTTGTAGCTAATAAGTCTGCCGCCGGTGCCATTTATGAAACCGCCGGACGTAAAAACCCGGGCGGTGATCCTAATAGCCGATCTAATAACCCCGGCGCAGGTGCTCACTTTATTAGTCGTATGGGACCACTTTACGGAGATAAGCAAGCCGAGCGCGGCCGTATGATTTATCGCGCGTGGAAAGAGGACCAAGGCAAGGCTCAAGATGCCGTATACAGAGCTATAGAGAAAACCGTAGATAACTTTAATAATGGCCGTTACGGTATGGCCACTTACGCATTGGCCGCATAATGGCGATGCCTAACTTAATCGTATCCGCCGTAGCCGAGTGGAACGGAAAAGCCTTATCTAAAGGCTCAGGTCAGATAAAAGGTTTTGAGAAAACCGTAAAGAATTTAGGCCGTACCCTCGGAGTTACTTTTAGCGCCGCCGCTCTTTTAAGTTACTCTAAAAAAGCCGTATCAGCTTATGGCGAGCAGATCGCAGAGGCTAAGCGCCTCGATACCGCTTTACGTAACTTAGGTTTTAATTTTGCTACCGCTGAGGCCGAGGGTTACATCGATGCCGTAGAAAAGGCCACCGGTGTAAATCGCGACGTACTCCAACCCTCATTTATCCAACTAGCTCAGGTAACTAGATCTACCACTATCGCTCAATCAATGCTCAACACCGCACTCGATGTAAGTGCCGGTACGGGTATGGATTTAGTTTCAGCTACAAAAATCCTAAGTCAGGCATACGTAGGTAATCTTAAAGGCTTACGCCAATTAAATTTAGGTTTAACTCAGGCAGAGTTAGCGAGTAAGTCATATCTCGAAATCGAAAAACTTATCGCAACACAATACGCAGGCCAATCTAAAAACGCGGCAGACTCTTACGCAGGATCGATAGCTCGCCTTAAGATCGCGGCAGAGCAGGCAAGCGAGCAGATCGGCGGAGCTCTTGTAACCTCTCTAGGTACATCCGCCGGCGGTATGGATAAACTGATCGATAAAGTCGATGGCGCGGCCGACTCTATTTCGGGCCTTATCACTAATACGGCATACCTAGCTAAGGAGCTTGGTAATCTATTTTCTAGTATCCCGGGCGCAGGTGTTTTAGAGGATGCCGGTAGAGCTCTTAAGAATTATCTCGGTAGGTTTTCGATCGGTGCTTTACGTCGAAATGTAGATATAGTTTTAGGCCGCCAAGGTGGTTTTCCTCAGGGCTTACCTGCGGATCTTAAGAATTTTCAGAGCCAAACTGAGAAAACTAAGATGGACAAAGAGGCGCTTAAGCGCCAAAAAGAGCTCATCGCTTTACAGAAAAAAGCGCAGCTTGCTGAGAAAAATAAACTTTCGTTATCAAAGGCAGCAGCCGTATTTGATACTAACCGCATTTCGATCGCTGCGGCTTTACGTGCTACTTACGATAAGGAAACGATCCTACGCCTTGAGGCCCTACAGGCTATCGAGGAGGATAACGGTGACCTTGCTCTCCGTAAGATTGGTGAGCTTGCAGCCCTGCAAAAAAATGCAGACATGGCCAAACTAGCCGGTATTACTCAGATTAGCGAGGCCACTCTTTCGGCTCTTAACACGCAATTACTTACAGAGCTTAAGGCAATTAACGATAGCAAGATGGCCGAAAACGAAAAAGAAGCCGCTCGACAGATCGCGTTTGGCAAGTACAACGCAGCTATCACGGCAGCCGGTGAGTTAGCAGCTAAAGAGAGTTATAGCGAGCGCGTACAAATACAACTAACCGAAATAGCTCGCCTTGCCTCTTTGAGCAAAACGACTAACGCAGCTCTTACCCTTACAAGACTCCGCGAGTCGGAGGAGCTATCGATGATCGATCGCGTAGCCGCCGCACAAAAACGAGCCGATGAAGCTCGACTAAAGGCACTACAAGATTATCTAAACCTTTTAAGCAAGGTAGGTACAGGGGCAGGATCCTCAGGGCTAACTAATATTGGTGGCACTAATTTTGTTACCGGCCCGGTAATCTCTACTAAAGCTATTTTGGACACGGTAACGGCTACCGCCGCGGCCACCTCTTTACTAGGTAGCGATATTAGCGCGACAGAGTTTTATAATAGTCTTACGCCAAGTCAGCAAGATAATCT